CGCCGACGCATGGCAGGCCATGAAAGACGGCAAGGCGTCCTTTTCGATTGAGGGTTACGCCGAAGAAGTCGAGGACGTCTGATGCCCCGCCGACTGAAGAAGCTGCACATCACTCGCGTGGATCGGGTCGATGACCCGGCGAACCCTGACGCCCGCATCGTGCTGTTCAAGTCCGCGACGTTCGACAAGGCCACGAAGCGTGAGGACGGGCAAGACTTCCCACCGCAGGCGTTCGCCTACGTCCCTGACCCTGAGTCGCCGTCAACGTGGAAGCTGCGCCTGTGGGACGACCTGTCGCAGCGTGAGACAGCCGCGCAGGTTGGGCGGGCTGTCGCTGCGCTCGGACCCGCCGGGTTCCGCGGCAACCGGGTGCAGCTACCGGACGCTGACCGCCCGCAGGTGGTCGCAAAGATCCGTGCCGCGTGGCGGCGCGTGAACGATCCCGACCGGGATCTTCCTGACGTGCTGAAAGCGCACGACGACCTCAAAGGAGTAACGATGCCTGATGAGCCGACCAACACCCTGAACCTGGACGACGTTGACGCCGTCACCGCCTTCCTCGAAGGCATGATGGCGCTCCGCGACGAGCAGCCAGCCGCCCCCGAAGTGACCGACGAAGCGATCGCCGAGGCAATCGCTGAGATGGACACCGAGCAGCTTGTCGCAGCCTCGAAGGGTCGGGTCGCCCCGGTCGTCGAGGACGACACTGAGCCGACCGTCGAGGACATCCTGAAGGCGGCTGACCCGCGTGTCGCTGAACTGATCCGCAAGGGCCAGGAGAACGAGGTGCGGATCGCGAAGATGGAAGCCGCAGCCCGGCTCGACGGGTTCGTCGCCGTCGCCAAGTCCGACATGCCGTCGCTGTCCGAAACCGCCGACGAGATCGGGCGGCTGCTCGCCGATGTCGCTACTGCCCTCGGCTCCGACGATCATGAGCTGGTCAAGACCCTGACCCGTGTCTTGAAGGCCGCATCGGCTCAGGCCGAGAAGGCTGACGACGTGCTGATGAAGTCGAGCGGCAGCAACCCTGTCAGCGCCGACTCGGCGCAGGGTGAGATCGAGCGGCGTGCCGCTGACCTCGCCAAGTCGAAGGGCATCAGCATGGCGCAAGCCACCCGCGACGTGCTGACCGCCGACCCTGCTCTGCTCACCCGTCACCTGGCGGGCGAGTAGCCCACCCCAACCGCGGAAGTTCCGGCAGACGCCCGGTTCGCCGCAAGGAGAAATGACAATGGCAGTCGATTACAAGAACGGCCTCAACGGGTTCCCCATGATCGCCGCTTCGACCGGCATCCCCCAGTACCGGTTCGTGGCGATCAGCTCGACCGGCGGTGCCGGTTACCCCGCCGCTGGAGCACCTGTCGCTGGTGTGTCCTACGACGGTTCGACAGCATCAACTCGCGCCGGTCAGGTCATCACCGTGATGCCACCCGGCGGCGTGTGGAAAGTTGCCTGCGCGGCAAACACCCTCTCAGTCGGTGACGCCGTCGCAGCGTCCTCGGTCGGGTACGCCGTACCCACCTCGGCCGGTGACTACCGCGTCGGCACCGTTGTCGCCGGGTCATCCGGCGCAGCGAACCGCATCGTGTCCATCCTCGTCGACAACATCGGCACGACCTGATTTCCCTGACCCGTCAGGGTCGCAGCAGAAAGGAGCGGCACCATGCCGCAACCCACATCCACCGATGTGCATATTGACGGTCCGCTGACGACTCTGTCAGTCGCGTACCTTCAAGACCCCGGCCATTTCGTGGCCGATCAGGTGTTCCCACGGGTCACCGTCCAGCACAAGTCCGACAAGTTCTCGGTTTACAACATCGGCGACTTCTACCGGGACAATATGTCCGAGCGTGATGACGCCACCGAGTCCGCTGGTGCGTCGTACAAGATCACTACTCAGGACTACTCGACGAAGCTGTACGCCCTTCACAAGGACGTGCCGCAGCGTGTCGTGGCGAACGCCGACCCGCAGATCAATCCGATTCAGGACGCTGTGCGGTTCCTGACTCAGCAGGAGCGCATCAAGCGCGACGCAGAGTTCTCCGCAAGTTTCATGACGTCTGGTGTGTGGGGCACTGACCTGACCGGCGGCACGAACTTCACGCCGATTGACGACGCCTCATCCGACCCGATCGGGCTGATCGCCGACCAGCAGCTCACCGTGCTGGGCAACACCGGGTTCGAGCCTCGCGACCTTGTGGTCACCGCCAAGGGCTTCAAGGAACTGAAGAACCATCCTGACATCATCGGACGAATGTCCGGTGGTGCGACGGGAGCAAACCCGGCTATGGCGACCCGCGAAGCAATCGCGATGCTGCTCGACGTCGACCGCATCCACGTCATCAGCTCCGTCGTGAACAGCGGCCAGGAAGGCGCAGCGGACTCGATCGGGTTCATCAACGCCACCGACGCACTGCTGGTGTACGTCGACCCGAACCCTGGGCTGATGTCACCGACCGCTGGTGTGACGTTCGTGTGGAACGGCGACCTGGGCCAGGAAGGGCGCACCATCAGCACCCTCGACATGCCCGCCATCAAATCCACTCGCGTGGAGATCGAAGCCGAGTGGGACATGAACGTCGTGGCATCCAGCCTCGGCGTTTACATGGCCGGGTTCGTTTCCTGAGGTAGCTTGCCCGCATGACCGACACCACGCAGCTTTTCCTTGTTCATCGACGCATCAAGCTGAGAGGCACCACGTTCGAGCCGGGCGACGTCGTGGACCTCGCACCCCTTGACCTTCCCCAAGGGCGTGTGCAGCAGCTCGTCGATCAACGTCGAGGAGAGTTGGTCACCTCCGCGGGCGACACCGCCGCACCCGACACCGCTCAGCACCTCATCGAGAGCTGGGCGGTGTCGGGCGGCACACTCGAACCGGTCGACGACCCGGTCGACGACCTGGGCGCGACGCTGGGCAGCGAACTGTCCGCACCGCTCCCGAACGGCGGGCTGCCACCCGCTGACACCCTGACCCGGATGAGCGGCGACGAGCTGCGCGACCTGGCCCGCAGGTGCGGTGTCCCGATCCGCGGCTCCAAAGCTGAGATCATCCAGCGGCTGACAGGTGCCGCGCAGCCATCCTGACAGAGGAGAACCTGACATGGGATACCCCCGAGATAAGCGGTTCCGGCCGACGTTCCACCGCTACGGGCATAACGAGTTCGTCGAGGTCGGCTCGACCGGTGCTGCGATGCCGAACTACGGCGTGAGCCGCACCACCGCAGGCGTGTATTCGCTTGCGGCACCCCAGCCCGGCGTTGTGAAGTACGTCGTGCTCGAATCGTCGGCGAGTCGGGTGCAAACCAACTCCTCGGGTGTGCACATCGGCGGCACCACCAACAACGAAATCGCAGCCACTACGAATCTCAACACGAACGAGACGGTGACGCTGTTCGGGGGGTCCACGGAGGAGTGGCTGCTCGGCACCTTGCCCTCAACCGGATGGTCGCTGGCGGCCACCACGCAAGCCTGAGGAGGCATCCCATGACCCACGTTCCTGTCCCGCTGAACCCGCACGGTGCCGTCATCGACGAAGCCCGCATCGACAGCGATCTGTCGTACTACGACGACAAGCAAAGCATCGACGCACTGCTGCACGGCGACGCAATCGCCTGGCGAGCCGAGTGGGCGATCGAGAAATACGAGAACACCCCGTCGGATGCGGTGCGCGCCGGGTCGGCCACCCCGACCGAAGTCATTCACCGCAAAGGCAACCTGCTCACCTACGGCGGTGCCGACATCCTGTGGCTGGGCCTCAAGAACGGGCTGACCGCCACGACCGGCGCTAAGAACACGTTCTTCGACAACTCGAACGCTGTGCTGTACGTCGGGGACGACAACACCGCCGCTGCGGCGTCGCAAACCGACTTGCAGGCGTCAAGCGCGTCGACCGACCGGTACGCGGTCGGCATGGAGGCCACCTATCCGACGCACACGACCGGCGACTCTGCGACCGGCAACGCAGACATCACCTTCAGGTCAGTGTTCACGACAGCGCAGGCGAACTTTGCCTGGAACGAGTGGGCGGTCGGCAACACCACCGCCACTACCGCCCCGTACCCTGGGCGCATCCTGAACCGCAAGGTCGAGTCGTTGGGCACCAAGACAGCGTCAGCGACCTGGACGTTCACGGTGAAGTTGTCGCTGAGCTGACATGGCTCACCTGACCGCCGAGCCGGTCAACCTGTACCAGGTCATGGACCAGTTGACCTCGACATTCCCCAGCCGGGTCACACCGCCCGGCTGGGGTTTGGCAGCGCAAAGCCAAGGCGACGGGTACTGCTACATCGTCGACCCGTTCAACATCTTCACCGACGACGAGATCCACACCGCCGCAGGTGAGGTGACCTACGACCCCGATTACGGTGCGGACCCTGACTGGCTGTTTTTGCAGAACGACGCAATCGGTCACCTGGACAATCTGCGCCAGTCCGTCGATCCGAACGTGGCGATGCTCGCCACGATTGTGCGGTGCATGATGCGTCAGAACGTGGCGGTCGATGCGCCGCCGACCTTCCCGCCGAATCGCAGCACCTGACCTGGAGCGCACATCATGGCCCGCACGGTCACAGCGGTCAGCGAAGTCATCGGGCCGAACACCAACACGTCGGGCACCTGGTCTGCGTTCGCTGCCAGCAACACGTCGTTCTCAGCCAGCAGCGGGACCACGTATTTCGTGATCTCGTACTTCGAGGGCAGCTCCGGTGAGAACGCTGCCCGGCTGGAGTCGCGCCTCAAGGTCGGCCCGAACGCTCAGACGGTCGGGCAGGACATCGTCACGACCACCGACTTCGCTTGTGAGCAAGCAGTCGACGGCACATATTACCGGTCGTTTTTGGTTGTGCATGAGTACACGGCTGCGTCGTCAGGCACGCACTATGTCGGCTGGGACTGGCGGGTGCGTGGCGTATCGACCACCGGGTCCTGGCGCAACGTCCGTCACCTTGTCATCGAAAAAGAACCAGGCGACGTCTACTTCTCCGAATCGGGGAACCTGTCAACAAACTCGAACAGCTACCAGCAGTTGGCGAACGGCGGGTCGGGATGGACGCCGGTCAGCAGCGGACCCGAAAAAGAGTTCATTGTTCTTTGCTCGATGAGCACCGGCACGGGCGGTGGCGCTGACCGTGTCGCTTACACCTACCTTTCAAACACTGACGGACAGTACGCAGGCGCAGCCGACGAACACGAGAACCATGACGCGTCGAACGGTTTCGACCCCGTGCAGCACATCGGTCGTATGACGTTCGGGGCAGGCGACAAACTCAACCATTACTGCGCGGCGTCGGCAGGCACGTCTGTTTGGTACGACGTCCGATATTTGCTGCTGGATGCGTCCACGTTCGCGTCGCGCCGCACCGCCGAATGGTTCGACGAAAGCGACCTCATCACCTCGACCAGCTACGTCGACTATCGCGCCGATACCCCACCGGACGACGTGCCACGGGCCGTTGACGCCGGGCCGCTCGCCGCTACGGGCAAGTACCTGCTGCTCGGCCGATGGAACACAGGCGGCAACTCAACAGCTAAGCACGCAATCACTAAGACCACGTTCGGATCGGGGAACTGGTCGCAGTCCGGCACCGCAGAACACCCGCTGTCGACAGTGTCAGGCACCACCGCTTTTGCGTCTCAGGCCACCTGCAATATTTCGTTCAAAAGCGGCACGACGAACGTCGAGGAGTCGGCGCTGTGGCTGCGCTCAGAGGTCGGCCAGTTCGTCCTGTTCACCGACGGGGACAGCGCAGTCGGCCAGACCGCTCAGATGTTCGTCCTTTATTTGGACACCGACGACGCTGACGCTACCGACGCGACGACCCTCGGCGAGTCTGCGTCGGTGGTGGTGGTGCAGTCGATCACTGCGGTCGACAGCGGCACGTTGGCTGAGTCGGCAACGGTCGAGGAGCAGACGGTCGCAGTTGAAAAGAACGCTGCGGACTCGTTCACGGTCGCTGATGTGGCGGCTGCGGCTGCGGCTGTAGCGGCGTCTGACACGTCGACAGTCGCCGAGGCGGTAACCGTAGCGCAGGCGGCCGCTGTGGCCGCCACAGACGCTGCCAGTGCGGCTGAGGTGACGGCTGCGGCTGCTGCTGTTGCTGCGACGGACACGGCTGCTGCGGCTGAGGCTGTGACCCTGTCCGAAGTGGCGTCACTTGTTGCTGTTGACACCGCGACCTTGGCTGAGGCGGGCGCAGTCACTGAAGCCCTGACCGTCACGGCCTCTGACACTGGCACCGTGGCCGACAGCGCTCAGCTCGCAATCGCTGCGACTGTCACGGACACCGGCACGGTGGCCGACGCTGGCAGCGTCGCAGAGGATCGGGCAGTCACGGCGACCGACACCGCCACCGCAGGTGAGGTTGGCAGCATCGTCGAGGACCGGACGCTGGCAGCGGCCGACACCGCCACAGTGGTGGACGTGAACGACGGCATCGCCGTGACCGCCACCGACACCAGCACCGTCGCAGAGACTGCCGCTGCCGCCGCCGCCCTGTCAGCCACAGACAGCCACACCGTCGCTGAAGCAGCGACGGTCGCTGTCGGCATCGCCGTGACCGCCGTCGACACCGTCACCATGACCGACAGTGGCGGGCAGCTCGCCATCGCTGCGACCGTGACCGACACCGGCTCCGTCGGTGAGGCTGCCGCCGCCGCTGCGGCGCTCCAGGCCGACGACACCAGCACCGCCAGCGACACCGGCGACCTGGCTGAGGCGCTGCTCGTCACCGCCACCGACACCGCCACGGTGACCGACACCGGCGACCTCGACGCTGTCCGCTCGCTCACTGCGACCGACACCGGCAGCCTGCTGTCGACCGCCCAGATCGCCGTCGTGGCTGATGTAATGGACAGCGTCACGGTGACCGACACCGGCACGGTCGCTGAGACACGCGACGTCGAGGCGTCGGACACCGTCACCTTCTCTGCGACCGCCTCGGCCGCTGCTGCCCTCATCGGCGCCGACACCGGCACCCTCACCTCGGCAGGTTCCGCTGCCGCAGCCCTCACCGCTTCGGACACCGGCACCGCCACAGATCAGGCCGCTGCCGCCGCTGCGCTCGACGCGACGGACACCGGCACCGGCACCGACACCTCCCTCGATGTTGCCCTGGCTGCGTCGGACACCGCGTCGGTCGATGCGGTGACGCAAGCCGCCGCAGCCATCGTCGCGGCCGACACCGCCACGACGACTGACACGGGCACGGTTACTGAGACTCGCAGCATCGACGCCACCGACACCGTCCTGCTGGTCGACGTGACCGTGGCTGCCGCTGCGGCACTCGACGCCACCGACACGCACACCCTCGGCGACGCTGCCGCTGCCGCTGCTGTTCTCGACGCCACCGACAGCGGCACCCTGACCGACACTGGCGACGCCGACGAAGGGTTCCGCATCGACGCGTTCGACCTGTTCACCTTTACAGGCGACGCAGTGTTCCAAGGCGTTCGCACGGTCGACAGCTTCGACACAGCGACCGTTGCTGAAGCGGTCGCCGCTGCCGCCGCCCTCGACGCCACCGACACCGGCACAGGGACCGACACCGGCACCGTGTCCGAGCAGCTCGCCGTGGAAGCGGTCGACGTCGCCACCGTGACCGACAGCGGCGACCTCGACGCCGTTCGGACAGTCACCGCTGCCGACACACTGACTGTCATCGACGTGACCGTCACCGCGGTCGCTGCGGCCGCTGCGACCGACACGAGCACCCTGGCATCGACTGCGTCCGCTGCCGCCGACCTGGCAGCGGACGACACCGGCACCGCCGACGACACCGGCACCCTGGTCAGGGTCAAGCAGATCCAAGCGGCCGACGCGACCACCCTGGGCGAGCAGGCTGCTGCTGCCGCTGCCGTGATCGCCGCCGACACCAGCACGCTGACGGAAGAGGCTGCTGCTCCCGCTCAACTCGCAGCAACCGACACGGGCACACTCGCTGACGCTGCGATCATCGCCGAAGCAGACCAGATCGCAGCCGCCGATCAAGCCGCCGTCGCCGACACTGCTGCGCTCGCAGAAGCGGACCGCATCGAAGCGACCGACAGCGCAGTGCTGGCAGACGTCGGCACCGTCGGCGAGTCGCTGCTGGTGGTCGCCGCCGATACCGGCACGATGACCGCCGCCGCTGCTGCCGCTGCTGATGCCGCATCCACTGACACCGGCACGACCGTCGACGTCAACGACGGCATCGCACTGTCAGCCGCCGACCTGCTGACCGTGACCGACACCGCATCGAACGCGCTCGATGTCGTCGCAGTTGACAGCGTCACCGTGGGCGAGGTGTCGAACGTCGATCGGCGCGTGGCGAATCCGCGCGGCACCGTTGACGCCACCATCACCGATGTCGGTTCAGCAGCCGCCACGATCACATGCGTCGGCGACAGTAGCTTGACGGTCAGTAACGTCGGGTCAGCAAGCGCGGAGGTGCTGTGATGGATGACCGCAGCAGAGTCAACGAGTCAGCCGAGGTGCAGCGAACGTGCGTGGTGTGCGGTCAACCGATCCGCACCGCACGCAACGGGCAGCCGATCTGCGGGTGCCTGGTGCATGGCTCGTCGGGTGCTGCGCCGCGCCCACCAATGCCGGACCTCGACGTGGCGCGGTTGCGGGCTGAGCATCGCCCGGAGGACGTCGCTGAGGTGGTGCGTCGTAGCCTGGACGTCCCGAACTTGTGCGTCGATGCCGGGTCGCATGGTGGCCCGTTCGTCACTGTGTCGAGGCATCAGTCGGTTGCGCCGCACGTTCAGTGCGCTGCGTGCGGGCACGTTGACCGCTCGGGCAGGTGGGCTGCCGAGCTGCCGTAAAACTTTTTCGCCCGAACACTTGCAATGTGCGATAGCACGCAATAGATTGAGGGCATGAGGAAGTACACCATCCGCTACCGACACACCGGCTTCACGGTCCCAGAATGCGACGACATCTACTACATCGGACGCGAGGCGCACCGCAACCGAGTCCCGTTCATTCAAGACGATGAGCGCACCATCGAGGTGCCGGACACGGCTCGCCTGCTCGCCAACGGAGATCCGAACGCTGCGCTCGAACGCGCGATCAGGAAAGCGTGCTGGCACACCGGCGCAGACCCGGCCGAGATCGACCCCGACACGGTATGGAACCCGGAAGATTACCAGTGGTGGACTGCTCGGGAGATCCTGGCCATCGAAGATGCGTGACGCGAGCCGCTGGGCTGATGACCCACGGCTGAACGCCTCACGCCAGCGCACGACTGGCCCTCCCTGCGGGGAGGGCCTTTCTGCGTTGCAAGGCTCTGGTTGCTACCGTGCGGGTCATGCTCGACGACCACCACGACCCGCACGTCACCGAAGTGCATGTCCTCGGTTTCACCATCACCCGCCGGGACGCACCGTGGGAGCGAGCCACCGAACCAGGCGTCGAGATATGGGGCATCAACAATCTGGAGATCACGTCGGCTGACACACCGGTCGATCGCTGCCACCGCTGGTTCGATCTGCACCCAGCCGAAACGCTTATGCAGGACCAGCTGCACGTCGACTGGCTGACAGGCCAGCAGCGCCCGCTGTACGTGTTCGAGAGCGCCGTGCAGCCGCTGGCTGACGCTGGGGTGCCAAACCTGCGAGCGTTCCCCACAGAGGCGCTCACAGGCCTGTACGCCACGAGGTACTTCACGAACAGCATCTCGTGGCTGCTGGCGTTCGCCGGGGCAGTGATGCAGCCCGCCCTTCAGTCCCGGAAGAACTGGGAACGGGTCGTGAACCTCGCCGCCCTCATCCGCGAAGAACCAGGGCGATTGTTCGATCAGCTCGGCCTCGACCCGATCGAGCCGCCAACCCCGAAGATCGGCGTGTGGGGTGTCGACATGGCCACCGACACCGAATACGGGGCGCAGCGGCCGTCGTGCGAGTACTTCATCGGTCTGCTGGCCGGTGCCGGGTTCGGCATCCAAGTCGCCACCGGCTCCGACCTGCTCAAGACCGCCGGGCTGTACGGCACTGACGACAACGGTGCGCTGCGAGCGAAGATGCTGTCACGCCGCGCCGAACTCAACGCCCAAGTCGCCGCAGCCCAGGGCGAACGGTCACAGGTCGCGAACCGGATGGGCCAGCTCGACGGGCAGATCGCCCACATCCAAGGAGCGATCAACGACTGCACATACTGGCTGGACCGGTGGACGATGCCGGACATCAACCGCGAGCAGGCCTCGAACCCTGGACAGGTGTGACCGCCGACGTTGACGTCGTCGGCCTGTCCCTCGAACTTCAGGCCCTGTACCAGCGGGTGCCGTGGAGCGACGCAGCGTGCGTTCGCTCATGGCTCCCGACCGCTGCGTGGATGGCCGAAGGCTGGGGGCACACACCGTCCCTGCCGCTGCACAGCAACGAGTTCGCGCTGGTGCAGCAAGGCATCGACCTCGGGCTACCCGTCCGCGCCGTCACACTCCTCGAACTCGCTGCAATGATCCATTGGGTCGAGATCGACAACACACCGGACCTGGTCGGCCGCAGGTCACCGATGATGACCCTGGCTAAGACGGTCTGCCGGGTGTGCCCGATCCGTGCCCGCTGCCTGGAGTGGGCGTTGGTGGCGTGGGAGCCAGGCATATGGGGTGGCACCACTGAGCGGCAACGTCGAGCGATCCGGTCGGCTCGACGGCAACGACACCACCGCCGCTGACGGCTACCGTGACTGGCATGATCGCAGACGACCTTCAACAACTAGCCCGCCCGATCAGCGACCTGACCGTGTGGGACAAGAACTACCGGCAAGGCGACGTCGGCGCAGTCAGCCTGTCCCTGGAACGGTTCGGCCAGTGCAAACCAATCGTGGGCAGGCACTACGGCGACGAGTTGCGAATCATCGCAGGAAACCACACGCTCCTAGCGGCGTCTGCGCTTGGCTGGGACGACCTCGCCGTAGTGGTGCGCGACGACCTGACTGAGCAGCAAGCGCTGGCGTACGCCATCGCAGATAACCGGACATCTGATCTCGCTACCAACGACCTCGACATGCTGGCTGAGCACCTTGCTTCGCTAGCAGGCGACGACACTCTCCTCCTCGCAACTGGGTTCGACGGGAATGACCTCGACGATATTGTTCTAGACCCTCCTTTAGAGTTCCCTTCGTTCGACGAGGACATCGAAACGAAACACCAGTGTCCGAAATGCGGGTACGAATGGTCATAAACAAGCCGCCGTACTCAGTGCCGTCGATGAACGAGATCGCTGAGGTGAAAGGCACAAACGGCTATCGTGTCATCTCAACGTTTTCCGGGTGCGGTGGTTCTTGCCTCGGGTTCGAGATAGCTGGGTTCGACATCGCATGCGCATGCGAGTTCGTTGAGGCAGCCGCTGAGGTGTACGAGCTAAACCATCCAGGCGTGCCCGTTGTTCGTGATGATATCCGCGAGGTAGATCCCGCTGAGATCCTAAAGACTGTAGGGGTAGAAGCTGGCGAGATTGACGTGTTGGAAGGTTCGCCACCCTGCGCATCGTTCTCAACATCAGGGAAGGGGTCGAAGGGGTGGGGCGAGATCAAACCCTATTCCGACACTGAGCAACGCGTAGACGACCTGTTCTTCGAGTTCGCTCGACTAATCAACGGTATTCGACCGAAAGTGTTTGTAGCCGAAAATGTTGCAGGTCTAGTGCGCGGTGTAGCTAAGGGGTACTTCAAGGACATCCTGGCGGCGCTCCGAGCATGCGGGTACAGGGTCGAAGCGCGCTTATTGAACGCTCAATGGCTTGGGGTTCCGCAGAGCCGCAACCGGCTTATCTTCATGGGCATTCGCGACGACCTTAGAGCTTCGCATGTGTGGCCTACGCCGTTGCCGTATCGGTACAGCATCAAAGAGGCGTGCCCGTGGATCTCCAATGGTAGCGTGCTCAAAAACCTCAGTGAAGGATTCGCTGCTTCTAAGGGTCAGATAGAGTCGTGGTATGAGTTTCTCGTGAGCGCGGGTCACCCAGAAGTCTGCGATGACAACGAAGTATCGTTTATAGATATTCGCCGTTACGCCGTGGGTCGAGAATGGTTGAAACTTCAACCTGGGGAAGCGTCTGACAAGTACTTCAACTTGGTCCGCAGCGACGCGCGCAAACCATTGAACACGGTTACAGCAAGCGGTGGCTTTCCTGGCATAGCAGGAGTTGCGCATCCATCAGAGCCTCGCAAGTTCACTATCCCTGAGCTGCGGCGGCTCTGTTCGTTTCCTGACGATTTTCAGCTTGTAGGTTCTTTCGATAAGCGTTGGGAACGTCTAGGCCGGTCGGTGCCTCCACTCATGATGCGCGCCATCGCCGAGAAGGTGAGAGGGGTGCTGGACCAATGTGCGGTCTGATCGTCAGCCGCTCTGAGCGGTCTTGTGCTGCTGGGGTTGAGGCCTTGCATCACAGGGGACCTGACGGGAACGGCATCGTTTTAGCGGACGGCTGGTGGCTTGGTCATACCCGTTTGGCGATCCTCGACCTGTCCGACCTGGCGGCGCAACCCATGACCATCGGGGACGTGACGCTCGTCTACAACGGCGAGCTGTGGAACCACGCCACGCTCCGTGACGGGCTGAGCGCCGTGCCCGTGTCGAGCGGAGACACCGAGGTGCTGGCGACCTTGATCGCCGAGACCGACAACCCTGCCACCATCGGCCCCATGCTCGACGGCCAGTTCGCTGCGGTGTGGGTGCGCGACGGTGTGCTGCACGCGATCCGTGATCGCTGCGGTGAGGTGCCGCTGCACTACGGGTACCACGCACGCGACCGCACGCTGCTCGTGGCGTCGGAGTTGAAGGCGCTCCTTGAAGCAGGCGCGCACCCGCAGACGATCGCGTGGGTGCCGCCAGGCACGCTGCTCCAGTGGGAGGACTCGCTAGCGTTGCCGTCTGTCACAAAGTGGCACGAGTTTGGACTGGAACACGTCGAGGACACGCTGGCCGAAGCCACCAATGAGGTCGATCGGCTCCTCGCTGACGCGGTCCGCAAGCGAGCGACGGTGTCTGACGTGCCGGTGGCTACGCTGATCTCGGGTGGGATCGACTCGTCAGCAGTGACATGGCACGCGCACCCGGACCTGCCTGAGCTGGTGGCCTACACCGCCGTGTTCGACGAGTCGTCGCTGGACTTGCGGTGCGCTCGCGAGGTCGCTGAGCACATGGGCATTGAGCTGATCGAGGTGAGAGTCCCTGCCCCAACAGCCGAGGACTTGGCGGCGACAGTCGCTGCGATCGAGATGCCGCACAAGGCACAGGTCGAGATCGGGTGGGCCTGCCTCCACCTCGCTCGCAGACTTCGCTCCGATGGAATCAAAGTGTGCCTGTCGGGTGAGGGCGCGGACGAGCTGTGGGCGTCTTACGGCCGCAGCTACCACGCTGTGCAGAAGTCCGGTTGGCACAAGTCTCGCGCCGAGTCAGTGGTAAACCAGCACCGCAAGAACTTCGCTCGCGTCAATAAGGTTTTCATGGCGCACTCTGTTGAGGGACGGCTTCCGTTCGCTGACCGCTATCTGCTGGATTATGGGCTGCGGCTCCCGCGCAACGCTGTGCTCGGGAGGCACTGGGAAGTCAGCGGCAAACCAGCACAGGAGCAGCAGCGACCGTTGGAGCAAAAGATGGTGCTCCGCAAAGCCTACCTAGAGCGGCTACCTCACTCAGTAGTGAGGCGCGACAAAGCAGCATTCCAAACTGAAGCCCGCATCCCTCAGGCTTGCGAGGACGCGGTGGCGAACCCGCAGAAGTTCTACCGCACTGAGTACCAGAAGCAGTTCGGCATGAAGAGGTCGTGATGCCTAGTACCTGGATACCTGACGACTGGACCTTCCGGTCAGAAGCAGTAGCTCAACGGTTCGACGATCATGTGCGGGAAACGCTGCCGTGGTACGACCTGGCAACGCACGGCGTGGCACATCTTGTGAGAGCTTTCCTGCCGACTGACGGACTTGTGTACGACATCGGCGCGTCGACAGGGAACCTCGGCCGGGCGCTAGCAGACACACTGAAAGCTCGGAGCGCCGGTCTCGTCGCGTTGGAGCAGTCTGAAGAAATGGCGGCGAGATACGATGCGCCAGGCGAGTGCTTTGTCGCTGATGCCCGCAAGTGGCCGTATGAGTCGTTCGATGTAGCAGTGATGTTCCTCACTTTGATGTTCATCCCAATCGCTGACCGGGTTGAGCTATTAGACCAACTTGAACAGAAGGTGCGGGCAGGTGGGGCGATTGTTGTAGTCGACAAAGCGGAGCTTGTGCCTGGTTACCTTGGCTCGACGATTCATCGGTGGACGATGAGTCAGAAAAAGCTAGGCGGGATATCAGACGAAGAAATCGCAGCGAAAGAGCTGTCGCTATCTGGAACACAACGTCCTATCGCCTCAGGTTTCTTGGAGAAGCGCGGCTATCGTCAGTGGTTGCAGGTCGGCGAGTTCCGAGGCTATGTCTTAGCGGGAGCGCATGTCTGACGACAGGCACCCGTGCGGCGCGCCCACTGCGCGTGGAGGCACCTGTCGCCGTATGGTGCCTGCCGAGCATGAGCGGTGCCCGTCGCACCGGGAGCTGCCGTCACCGGTCGAAGCTGATCGGGAGGCGCGCAGGTGGGAGGCGCTGAACATGCGCCGGGCCGGGTTCAGTTTCCGTGACATCGGCGAACGGCTCGACATCACCCGGCAGGCTGCGGCGCAGATGGTCAACCGGTGCCTGTCGGAGCTGGCACCAGACCCTCAGCAAGTCGTTGAGCTGCGCGAGATGCAACGGTCAAGGTTGGAGCGCCTGCTGTTGGCGGTGTGGCCGCAGGCGGTTGCGAACCCGCCGGACCTCGACGCCCATGACCGGGCGCACAAACTGATCCAGACCATGATCCGGCTCGACGGCCTTTCGACGTACCGGTTCGAGCAGTCCGGTCCCGGTGGTGGACCGATCCCGGTGCAGATGGTCCCGGCTGAAGATCACGCCGAGCTGCTGCGAATGATCGAAGCAGAGCTGGTGCGCCGCGAAGCGATCGAGGTGGGTGAGGTGCGGCAGCTCGGTGGATGAGAACCTGCGGGCTGCGCTAGCCGAGATGATCGGCACCGTCGACCGTAACCGGCTGGCGCAAACCATCAGGCACCTGTCCGGTGATCGGGTGTGGGTGCCGCGTCCGAGCCAGGTCGCACCGCACCGCCATCCCGAGCCGGTCGCCGACTGGTTCGTCTGGTTCTTCCGGGCGGGGCGAGGTTCAGGCAAGACCCGAGCCGCAGCCGAGTGGGTCGTCGACGAGATCAAGCAGCGTGGCCCGATCAGGGTCGCTCTGGTCGCGCCGACGTTCGGTGACGGCCGCGACACGATGGTCGAGGGCGAGTCGGGTTTGCTGGCGTGCTTGCCGCCGTGGCTGATCCCTGACGGAGCGCAGCAGCACTGGAACCGTTCGCTCGGTGAGGTCCACCTGGCTGACGGGTCGTTCGTGAAGGTGCATTCATCGGAGCGCGGCAGTCGCCTTCGTGGCCCGCAGTGGCACTGCGCGTGGGTGGATGAGCCAGCCGAGTTTCGTGACGCCGACCTCGGCATCACCACCGACACCACATGGTTCAACCTGGTCGCGGGTGTGCGTCTGGGGGACCGCACCCGCATCGCTGTGACAGGTACACCTAAACCTGTCGGACTCATCAAGCAGATCGTCGAAAGGTGCGAACGGAACCGCACCTGGGTCGAGACACGCGACTCCACGTACAGCAACCTGGAGAACCTCGCGCCAGCGTTCCGCGACGAGGTCGTCGCCTTGTACGAGGGCACCAGCCTCGGAAGGCAGGAGCTGGAAGGCGAGATCGTCGAGGGCAGCGGAGACGTGTTCGACCCGACGTGGCTGCGGGTGCTGGCTGATGTGCCGGGCGGTGCGAGGTGGCGTGCTCGCTGCTGGGACTTGGCTGGGTCGATCCCGTCCGACTCGAATCGTGACCCTGACTGGACATCAGGCACGCTGCTGTCCCTCGACGTCAACACACGCGAAGTCGCGGTCGAGCATGTCGCCCGTTTCCGTGAGCGACCTGGTCGCAGGGACGATCTCATTCGGGCGGTCGCTGAACGGGATCGGCTGCGGTTCGGTCCGAACGTGCGGGTCGTGATCGAGCAGGAGCCAGGGTCGGGCGGCAAGGCGCAGGTGGAGAAACTGGCACGCGATCTCGACGGTGTGCTGTCGGTGGTGGGGCACAGGTCGACGGGCAGCAAACTGGATCGCGCGCAGGTGCCCGCCGCTGGGATGGAGCAGGGCAGGTGGTCGGTGGTGCAGCCGCAGTTGCTGGCCGACGAACCAGAGTGGGACATCGGTGCGTGGACTGCGGAGCTGCGCGAGTTCCGTGCCGATGACCGGCACGCCCACGACGATCAGATCGACAACCTGTCGCTGTTCTGTCAGGTGATGCCTGCACGGCAGCGTGTTGCGTACGCCGGTCCGGTCACGGAGGGCAAGGCACCGAACCGGATCTGAGGGGTCGTTGCCGTTTTGCGGCGGCATCACCGTGACAACCTGTGCGCCTATCGTTGACCGCATGGCACGAACTCTGCCGTGGGGCACCGTCATCGCAGCACCTATCGGCCTCGGGATCTCGTCGACCGGGTGGGGCAACAGCGGTCCGCAGTCATGGCGCGCGGTTCACAAGTTCGGAGCAAATCCGACGCTCACCACCGGTGCGGTCGAAACGGTGTGGCCGGGCACCGGGTCGATACCTAGACCGGCGGCACCGGTCACGCTGCAAGCGGTGTCAGGGTCGACCGGCGACAGCGCCGGGTCGTCCGGTGCGCTGACCGTCACCGTTCAGGGCCTCGACAAGAACTGGCGTGAGATCGAGGAGACGGTGACGCTGACCGGGCAGGCTGCCACCACGTTCACGTCGACGGGGTGGCGGCGAGTCAATCGTGCGTTCGTGGCGACGGTCGGCACCTACGGCACCAACATCGGTGCGGTGTCGATCTCAACGGGTGGCGGGTCGACGTACGCGCTGATCCCTGCCGGTGACGGGCAGACCCTCCAGTCGGCGTACACGGTCCCTGAAGGGTACGCAGCGCACGTCACTCAGTACACGATCAGTGCGGACGGTCCGACGAAGCAGAACACAGCGGGTGGCCTTCAGGCTGACGTGGTGCAGACACCACCGGGCGGCGCTCGCCGTGTCGTCGAACGGCACTATGTGCCGTCCAAGTCGGGTGCGATGACTCGGCAGCTGCAAGTTCCGCTGCGGTTCGCTGCGCGCACCGACCTGGAGATCGCTGCCCGCACCGAATCGACCGGCGTTTCGGCTGCCGCATCCTTCGACCTCATTTTGGAGCCAACATCGTGAGCAATATCACCGTGACTTCGTCGTACGTCGGGGCACCGCTGCTGTCGTTGTCGAGCGGTTCAACCGCGCAGCACGGCGCGACCGGCGCAGGCAACACGTTTGACCTGCAAGGCGGGTACAGCAACTTCACCGCGCAGGTCGTTCCGCTCGCCGGAACACAGACAGCGTCGGCGCGCATCGAGGGCAGCCTCGACGGGCAGACCTGGGTGGCGCTCTCTGCGGCCAGCACCGTCCCAGCTGCCGGGCGCACGTTCAACTCGACCGCCGGGTTCACGGTCGGGCATGTTCGGCTGAACGTGACAGCGATCGGGTCAACGGGCACGGTGCTGCGTGGCCTGGTGGCCTGCCGCCCATGACGGTTTACACGACCGCAGCAAAGTCGGTTGGTGACCGTGTGCGGCTAGCGTTCACGCTCCGCACCACAGCAGGCGTGCTGACGGACTCGGACTGCACCGTCATCGTGCAGCCACCGGTCGGTGCGGTCACAGTCGAGAAGTCCACCACGCTGTCGTCGTTTCCGCTGGAACGGGTCAGCCAAGGGCAGTACCGGTACGACTTCACGACCACCGGCCCAGGCGACTACCAGTTCCATTTCCGATCGACTGGCATCATCGTGTCGTCGACCGACGGCCGGTTCGCGGTCAGGCCGAGGTTCGCGTCGACGTGACCCTCGACGACCTGATCGAACCGTTGTCGGCGACGCAACGAACGCGGCTGCGGTCGGCGCTGGCCGATCCGAAGATCAGCAGCCAAGCGATCGCACTGGTCCTGTCCAGCTGGCTGACGGTCGAGGTATCCGAGCGGGCGGTGCAGCGTGGCAGAATGGCATCGCTGGGGAGGCGTGATGGCGACTGACAGACCGTACACGGGCTGGGACGGCAACTCGAACAGTCGACGCGCAGGCGTCGAGGAGCTGATCCGGTTGATCCGGTCGCAGTTCGGGCTGTGGAACAACGGGTCGTGGGTGGTGCGGCCGATGCGAGGCAAGTCGTCACCTTCAGTTCATGGCACCGGCCGGGCAGTGGACCTGTCGTGGCGTGGCGGGTCGTATCCCGGCTCGGGCCGATACGCCGACGCGCAGTCGATGTGCGGGTGGCTGTCAACACCGGAGGTCGCTGACCGGCTGGGCGTCGAACTGATTCTCGACTACTGGCCGCAGCCGCACGGTCGTGGGTGGCGGTGCGATCGGCAGACCAACGGGCGCGGCGGCTGGAACCAGTACACGTCGAAAGTGATGTCAGGCTCACCGGGCGGCGACTGGGTGCATGTCGAGGTCAGCAACATGCTCGCTGATGATGCGGTCGGGATGCGGGCTGCGTTCGAGAGCCTGCTAGGCGGCTCTGTGACGCCCGCACCGGACCCTGCGCCCCATCCGTCACCGACGGACGCTGTGTGGCTTCAGCGTGGCGACAGAGGCGGCCAGGTGGCCGAAGCGCAGCGCCTGCTGGGCGTGACCGCTGACGGTGTGTTCGGACCGAACACCGAAGCAGCTGTTCGCCGGTTCCAAGCGGAGCAGGATCTGATGGTCGACGGGATCATCGGCCCGCAGACCTGGGAGCGTTTGCACAACCAGCAGCCGGGTCTGCCGTACCCTGGGACGCCGCTGCACGTCGGGTCGCGAGGTGCTGACGTGGTGGAGGTGCAGCGCGTGGTCGGTGTCGGCGCAGACGGCATCTTCGGTGCGGTGACTGAGCGGGCGGTGCGGGCGTGGCAGCGGGCGCAGCGGCTAGTCGCTGATGGTGTGGTCGGTCCGCGCACCTGGGAAGAAATGTTTCCCCAATAGTTGCCATGTGCTGTAGCACACGCTAGATTGTGTGCATGGCAACAAACACCAACGACGACACCCAAGCGATGACGGCCGCACGCATGATCGCTGGAGCGATGCCGTGGCAGTACACCGACGGTGGGCGCAGCCACTACTTCAGCGGTCGCCTAGACGCGGGCGACTGCGTCACTCGGGCTTGGGCCGCCGCAACAGGCCGGGACTACCGAGACTGCTACCACGACCTGGCTGACGCTGCGGCTGAACTCGGGCTACCGCGGTCGGCCAGGGGTGGGGTCCTCCCCAAGGTTTACCGTCCGATTTTCGACCAGGAGTTCAACTGGGTGCCGATCATGCGGATCGGGTCCGGCTGCACGATGCGACTCAACCGCGACGAGTTTCCCCATTGCGGAACTTTCATCGTGCGACTGAGTCGCCACCTGACGACCGTCATCGACGGGGTGGTATTCGATAACCACGACCCTTCACGCCACGGCACTCGCTGCGTTTACGGGTACTGGGAGGTTTGACATGGCACGCATGATCGCTGGAGCGATCCTCGCTCTAGTCGCGGCAGCGTTCACACTGTCCGCTGTCCTCGCCGAGCCGCACTACGAGTGCGAGGCGGGCACGGTGATCGTCCGGCAGGGCGATACCGCATGGGGCATCCTGTCCCGCCGCTGCACCGGCCACATCGGCCAAGCGGTCCACGACCACAACCTAGGCGGGCACCTGCTGCCCGGCCAACAGATCACAATCAACCAAGGAAACTGACATGGACACCTTTGAGGCGCAAGTCGCCGAACTCGAAGCAGCGGTCGAAGCGATCCTGTACCTGCGGGCAACTCGACCGTTAGGTTTCGACTGGGAAGCGCACCGAGACGCGTTCGCTGAACTGATCGACCTCGACGACGAAACCGGGCGCAGCGCTACTGACGCCGCACGGGCAGCGCTCGCCGACTTCGGCTGGCCGGTCTGACAGGTCGCTGGCGCTTACCCGTCGCCGCTGGTTAGCGTGACCGGTGGACGCCAGCGGCCGTCCCTGTCGAGCACCGCTCCAGGCTGACGCCGCAAGACCCCAAAGGAGACTTCCATGTCCCGCAAACTTCTATTCGCTGTCGCCACTGTCGTCGCTGCGACGACGATGTGGTCCGGTCGCGTTGCGGCGCACAACTGCGTCGGCGACTGGCGCATCGAGCAGTGGCAGCTCGCCATCGACCAGCCCGGTGCGATGTGGGAACCCGCACGCCCTGGGCTGGTTGACGAGCCGCCGTGCTCCACGGTCCACCACCAACCCGCACCTGCGCCCGCACCTGCGCCTGAGGTGCCTGCGGGTCCGCAGCCGTGGTCGACAGGTCCGATCGCTGACCTGATTGCCGTTCACTTCGCCGGTCACCCGTACGTCACGGTCGAGCAGGCGCAGCGGATCGCGTGGTGCGAATCTCGGCACAACCCTGACGCACGCAGTGGCACATCGTCAGCGTCTGGTCTTTGGCAGTTCCTGAAAGGAACGTGGAGGTGGGAGGCGTCACAGTTCGGGTTCCCCACCGACCTTGACTACCGGTTCGACGCGGAGACTTCGACGGCTCTCGCTGCGTTGGTCATGGCCCGTGATGGTGGCGCGCGGCAGTGGCTGTGCAAGGGCAGATGAAATATTGCCCCAGAGGTTGACTTGTGCGATAGCACAAGTCATAATGGGCACATGGCAACGAACACCAACACCAACCCACACACCCTCAACGGCGGCATGGACCTGTCGCTCTACCGCCACGTCGGCGAGTTCTACCGAGGGCAATCCTCGGAGGTGGCCGACGCCTTCTCCGGCGAGCATCGCCTTCTCCAGGACATGGGCGTCGACTTCGAATACAACGTGAGCTTCCACGCCAATGGCGGCTGCGCTCACTGCGGCGCTTACTTCTCCTACGGCAGCGTGTTCAGCCACCCGGAACACGGCTTCGTCGCCCTCGGCCACGCCTGCACCCAGCGGTGGCTGGAGGTCGACAGCAGCATCGCACTGCGGCAGGCAAAGGCCAAGAAGCGAGGTCAGGCCGCAGCCAAGCAAGCCAAGATTGCAGCCGAGTTCCAGGCGACCGTTGACGCCGACCCTGAGCTGGCTGACGCCGCCAACGTCGAGCACTACATCATTACCGACATCATGAACAAGGGTCGCCGCTACGGGTCGATCAGCGAGAAGCAGCGGGCGCTAGTCATCAAGATCGCCACCGAGGCACGCGAGGCTGAGGCTGCGAAGGCCGACGAGCCGCCAGCCGCCGAGGTGCCCGACACCGACGAGCGCATCACCGTGCGAGGCAAGGTGCTCAACACGAAGTGGGTCTACAGCCAGTTCGGCAGCACCGAGAAAATGCTGGTCGAGGTGACCACCGACGCCGGGGTTTACCGCCTGTGGGGGACGATCCCTTCGGCCATCGCAGAAGCCGACCGAGGCGACATGGTGGAGTTCACCGCCACGATCACCCGCTCGCACGACGACGGTTCCTTCGGGTTCTTCAAGCGGCCGACCAAGCCTGCGATCCTCGAACCAGCCGCAGCCTGAGTTCGGCACGCAGCGCCCCACCGGCTCCGGTCGGTGGGGCGGTCTGCGTTACAAGGCCAGGTGTACGCTCGGGACATGACCCTGGCGAACCGACTGAAGATGTACGCCGAGCGTGAGCAGACCGCCACCGCACCCGCCGAGCAGCAGCCGAAGCAGGCACCGAAGAAGCGGGCAGCGGCCAGCCGGAAACGCAAGGACAACGACTGATGGCTGTCGTCGGTGGCACCTGGACGTTCTCTGGTGACCCGGCGTCATCGGACAAGGACGCCGTCAGATTCCTGATCCGTGACGTCGACTCGCGCGACCAGATGTTCTCCGACCAGGAGATCGACTACGCACTCGGGCTGAAAGGCTCGCAGCTCGGTGCGGCAGCGATGCTGTGCGACATGGCCGCGACGTCCGGGGATCTCACCGATAAGCAGGTCGGTGACCTCAAGATCAGCGGCAGCCAGCGGGCGTCGCAGTACCGGGCGCTCGCCGATCAGTTGCGACGGCAGGTCAGCTACGGGGTCGGCATCTACGCCGGAGGCATTTCGTACTCGGACAAGGAGAAGTACGAGGCCGACCCGGACGTCAACCAGCCTGCGTTCTACCGCGGCGAGTTTGACTACCCGCTGACGAACCAGGACGGGGACGGTCAGCCTTCGTCGACTCAGTCAGGGGTCGGCTACAACAGCTACCTGCGGAATGCGTGATGTCGTTCGAGCGCGCCTACCTCGACCTGATGCCGGACACGGTGGTCATCACCCGCCGTGTGGCCTCGGGCAGTCCGACGTTTGATGGTGTGCCCACCTGGGATTCGGTCGGGTCGACCTATCAGGCGCGCGTCACACCGCGCCGCCGGTCGCAGGTCGACTTCGTCGATGGCACCGTGATCCAGCTGACGCACGTTTGCTGGGTGGCGTCGACCGGCACAATCAGCCCGCAGGACCGCATCACCCTGCCTGACGGGTCCACGCCCCGCATCGTCGGGGTGACCGCACCCGCCGATCAGGACGGCACGCACCATCACAAACTGGAGCTGGGATGACGGTCAAGGTGACGCTGGACGACAGCGACGTGCTGGCCTACCTCGACCGGCTGAACGAACCGCAGCTCGGCAACGCAGTCGGCGAGGCGCTGTTCGGCGAGGCGTGGGAGATCATGGGCAAGTCGCACCGTGAGGTGCCGGTGCGGGACGGCATCCTGAAGAACAGCGGCACGGTGCTGCCACCGGAGCGGCGCAGCGGCAGTGTCGTCGTCGAAATGGGGTACGGCGGTGCTGCCTCGGCGTACGCCGTGGTGCAGCACGAGCGCACCGACTTCGCTCACCGGGTCGGCAAAGCCAAGTACCTCGAAGATCCGCTGATGCAAGCGGCGCCGAACCTGACCCGCAACCTGACTGCGCGGCTGCGTGACTGGATCAAGGACCAGGCGAGGTGAGCAGCACCGGCCTTTACGAGGACCTGGGCCTGTACCTCGCTGCCGGTGACAGTCGCCTAACCATCGGGCAGACCCTGTTCGGGTACCAGCTCCCCGATTCGACTTCGAGCCCTGACGTGTCATCGACTGGGCCGACCGTGGCGATCATCCCCGAGAGCGGGCTGGGTGCCGTGGACCGGTACCGGCCTGCCGCCGGTGGGCAGCCAGCGATGGAGCGGCCAGGGTTCACGATCGTGGTCCGGTCGACTGATGGGGCTGGGGGTGTGCCGTCGGCGCAGCCCACGATGGCGGTCGCTGCTGCGGTGCATTCGTTGTTGCAGGCGTTCCCGCCGAACTCGACGGTCGCTGGTGGCACGCACGGTCGGATCGGCTGCGTCGAAATGCTGGCACCGCCGTACCTTGCCGACCGGGACGAGCGCGGCCGGTACATGATGATCGCTCGCGGGATCGTGTGGGACGCCAGCCCGTGAGCGCGTTCGATGGTGCTGGGCCGGTTGCTGCGGTTCCTCGACAGCAAGGCACGCTGCGGTGCCCTGGCCCGGTGGGCGAGGACGGTCAGCGGTTGGGGTGCGGCCGGTTGTTGGCCGAGCTGATCACGGCACCGTTCCGGTTGTCGTGCCCTCGCTGCAAGTCCACGATCAGCGGCTGAAAAATATTGCCCCAAGACTTGCCATGTGCTGTAGCACGACCTATATTGAACGCATGGCAACGAACACCAACACCAACACCGACGAGATCACTGAGGAAACCCGCGAGGCAGTCGCGGCCAGGGCCAAGGGCCCGCAGGAATCCGCGAAGGCCGTGGAGGCCGTCGATGAGGCCGTTGAGGGCTTGATGAACATGGAAATGCGGAGCAGCAGCTTTGATCTTGCGACCGTCGTAGACATGGTCCTCAAGACAGAGGTCGCCAAGTGGTTCGCCCAGATCCTCCGCGTGGAGGAGGGTTGCGGCGACTTCGCAGAGGCGGTCCGCGCGGTTGAGGCCAATGCGACTCGCCAGGTCATGCTGGACGCTCAGTCGCTGCTGAGCACTTCTACGGGTCGCACTCACGCTCTGCACGACTCGCTGATGACACAGGCAGCCGCACAGTTCCTCAGCGATCTGGAGCTGACGGGTTGGAGGTTGCTTCGCCGTCACGCCTTCGGTGCGTAGCCTGAGAGCACACAGTGACCGCCGTGTCCAGACCGAGCCAGTGTGACCTTCGTGTCCGGTTCGCCCGCAAGGGGTCTAGGACGCTGCCTGACCGCCGGAGCGAACCCATGAAGGTGATCCTGCACAACAGCGGCAACCACGGCTCAGATCGCTTCCTAGCGTCCGCAGACGAGCAAGAGGTTCCCGCCGCGTTCGGGCGGGCGATGGTCGCACGCGGAATGGCCACCGAAGTGAAGAAGCAACGGCAGACCGCAGCGGCTGCCGATGACGAGCAAGGCGAGGGCTGATGGCACCGACGTTCACTCACGGCAAGGGCGCGACCGTGATCGGCAACCAGTACGCGCTGTCTTCAGCAATGAACGACGTGTCGCTGTCGCAGACCGCTGACACCGCCGACGTGACCGTGTTCGGCCTCGATGACCGGGCGTACCTGGCCGGGCTGCGCGACGGCACCATGTCGCTGACCGGGTTCTGCGACGGCTCCACCTTAGAAATGGACCGGCGGCTCCAGGCAATGATCGGCTCGGACACCTCGGTGTTCTCCGTCGGCCCGTCAGGGAACACGGTCGGTGATCCGTGCGTGCTGCTCGCAGGACCTGTCACCGCCTATGACGTGTCCTCCCCAGCGACTGATGTGGTCGCAGCGTCGGCGTCGGTCCAGTTCTCGTCGCAGGCATCGGACGGGTTCTGGTTGGCGAGCCTTGCGACAAGGTCGGCGGCAGTGACCGGGTCGGCAGTCACGCTGTCACCGTCCACGGCGACGACCGGCGGCGCAGCAGGGCACCTGCACGTCACAGGCGGGACGACCTCGCAGACCGCCACCGTCGAACTGTCCGTGATCGTTCAAGACAGCAGCGACGGCGTGACCTGGGCCGACTACATCACCTTCACAGACATCGACTCGACGAACCCGGCAGGGTACGAACGCAAGACCTCAACCGCATCCTGCAACGAGTACGTGCGCGCGCACGTCGACGCGCAAGGGTCCACATCCATCACCTACGCCGTGGCATTCGCACGGTACTGAGCAACAGGAGCACCACAGATGGCACCAACTTTCCGACACGGCAAGGGCGGCATTTTTACTTGCAGCGACACGGGCGGCACCACCTTCACGCTGTCCAGCGGCCTGAACGAGTGCAGCCTCAACACGGTCGGCGAAACCGCTGACGTGACCACGTTCGGTGACGATGACCGGGCGTACATTGCCGGGCTACGCAACCACACCCTCTCCCTGACCGGGCTGTTCTCCTCGACGCACGAGGCGCGGCTGCGTGGCATGGTCGGCAACACCACCGCATCGAACTTCGTGTTCGGCCCGCAGGGCAACACGACCGGGTTCCCGAAACTGTCCGGCGCGTTTCACCTGACCGCCTACGACGTGTCCGCGCCTGTCGCAGATGTTGTGACGGTCAGCCTGTCCGGTCAGATCACCGGAGCTGTTGCCTCGGGCACGTTCTGAGCGACGTAACCTGCGCTCATGGCATCCCTGAAAGACATCATTCTCACCGCTGACGACTTGTCGCAGCGCACCGTCGACGTGCCCGAGTGGCCGCATCCCGACACCGGGCAACCGGTGCGGCTGCTGCTGAAGGCGCCGTCGCTGCGACGACGAAACCAGTTGCAGGCGTCGTTCACGACAGACGACACCGGCAAGCTGACCGCCGAGCAGTACAACCGGATCGCGGTCACGCTGCTCGGGGAGATGGTGTTCGATCCTGACGACATCGAAGCCGGTCCGCTGTTCGCCGATCCGGCTGACCGCGACGCGTTGCTGGACAAGTCGGGGGCGGTGTGCTGGCGCATCTCCGAGGAGTGCATGGTGCTCGCAGGATTCAAGACCGTCGACGACAGCGACTCGCCAGAGGAGGCGCTCGTCGACGCGGGAAAAGGCTATTCCTCGTAGGCCAGCCGGGGGCACGCAACCGATTTATTCTCGCCCAAAGGCTCCACATGACCGTTCAACAGATGGAAGCGAACATGGACTACGGCGAGTATGTGCTGTGGCTCGCTCACCTGGGTCTGGAAGCGTGGGAACAGGATCAGGCTAGGAAGCGGGCATCATGGCGCTAAACGTCGGCGAGCTGGTCGCATCGCTCAAGATGAACACGACGGAGTTTCAGTCGGGGCTGCGTCGAGCGCAAGGCGCGCTAGGCGAACTGTCCGGTCAAATGGAAAAGACCGGGAAGTCGATGACGACGAAGCTGACGTTGCCGCTGCTCGGTGTGGCAGCGGCAGCCGTCAAACTGGCCGACGACTTCGAGCTTGAAATGTCACGCATCCAAGGTCTGGTCGGTGCTACTGGCGATGAGGTCGCTGCGATGAGCGACGACATTTTGGAGCTGGCAGGGGACGTTGGGAAAGCGCCACGCGAACTCGCTGAAGCGATGTTCGCCATCCAGTCGGCAGGCATCAAGGGTGCGGCGGCGACGGAGGCGTTGACGATCGCAGCGAAAGCGGCGACCGCCGGTCTGGGCAGCACCCGTGACGTAGCGCTCGCAGCGGCGTCAGCAATGAACGCCTACGGGCAGGCTGAACTGTCAGCCACGCAGGCGACCGACATCCTGACCGCCACGGTGAAGGAAGGCAACCTAGCCGCAGCCGAGTTAGCGTCCTCGATCGGCAAGGTCATCCCGGTGTCGGCCGCTGCGGGTGTCGGCCTGGACGAGGTCGGCGCAGCCATTGCGCTGATCACCCGGAACGGTGCGAACGCTGCGGAGGCCACCACTCAGGTGCGGGCGATGCTGCTGTCGTTGAACGCACCGACGAAGCGCGTGCAGGCGGTATTCGAGGCGGCAGGGATCTCCGCTGACGGGTTGCGGCAGGTGCTCGCCGAGGACGGCCTGATCGCTGCGCTGCGAATGGTCGAGCGAGCAGCGAAAGGTGACGCGTCGGTCATGCGGCAACTTCTCGGGTCGTCCGAGGCGCTGTCCGGTGCGCTGACGCTGCTGAACGGCGACGCCGAAACAGTGGCAGCCGTGTTCGACAGCGTGGCAACGTCGGCAGGGATTACCCAGGACGCGTTCGACGTTGCTGCGAACACGTCCTCAGTGCAGTTCCAAATGGCGCTCCAACGCATGAAGGCCGCCCTGATCGACTTGGGTGCGGTGCTGTCACCGATCCTGACCGCCGCCACGAACGCTGTCGGTGACTTCGTCAGCATCATCTCGTCGATGTCCGGTGGCGAACAGCGACTGCTGCTGGTCTTGGGCGGGATCGTTGCGCTGGCCGGTCCGGTGATGATCGGCATCGGCAAGATCGGCACGGCGATGACTGTGATGTCGACGCAGGCGGGCACGGCGGCAGCGTCAGCCGCGGCACTCAACCTCGCGCTGGCGGGTGTGGCTGCGGTCGCCGCACTCGGTGTGTTCGTGTTCATGGACTTCAAGAAACGGCAGCGCGACTTCCAAGAGCAGGTCGACCACACGAACGACGTAATGATCGAGTTCAACGACGTCGGCGCAGTCACAGCCGCCACCGTGCAGAAGATCAGCGACGCTCTCCCTGACGCCACTGAAGGCATGGACGACCTTTCCGAAGCGCTCGGTAGCACCGCTAAAGACGTCCTGCTGTTCGAGCAGATGGCAGCGGCAGGACTGACTGAAGCGTTCATCACAGCACGATCCGCTGGTGCAGACTTCGGGCAGATGCTTGAGATGTCGCAGGACCAACTCGCTGAACTTGATCGCGAGCTGAAATCGGTAGCCACCGACGGCAAGAGCTGGGAGGACGCGCTCAACGAGTTGACGCCTGAAAGTCGGGAGTTTGCTTCAGCCATCATGGAAGTAGTGCAGGCAGGCGATCTCACAGCAGATCAACTAGTCGGGATGGTTGACGCTGTGTTTGCAGTCGAACGGGGACTCAGGGCAGCGCGTGAGGAGAACGAGCAAACTTCTAGATCGTTTTTCGAGAGCGGGGATGCCTACCGGGTTCTGACCGAGCAACTGGGCTACAGCGAGGCAGCGGCTGACGAGCTGTTCCAGCAACTGACAAACCTGGGTCGGGACACGTCCTATGTGGACGCTGCCGCAGTCGTGGTCGACTTGTTGCAAGACCAGGAGTTCTGGACAGGTCTAGCTGCGGCGCAGCTTGCCGACTACGGCAACACGGTGGAGCAAGAGGTCGTGCCCGAGGTCGAGGAGCTGACCGTGAAACTAGGCGAGCTGTACCAAGGTTTCGTAGTCCTCAACGAACTGTTCTTCGACGCCGAGGACATGATCGCCGACCTGGCTGAAGGGATCATCGATCTGGCTGACAGCTTCGACCGGAACACCCGTGAAGGGCGCGACAACATCCGCACCGTCGACGCGTTCATTCGAGCGGTCGGGCAGTCAGCCTCGGTCGTGGAGGAGTCGACCGGGTCAGCGGACGCGGCTGCGGCTGCGGCGAAAGAAATGGCGCTGGAATACCTTGCGACCGCAGCGGCTGTCGGGGCGAACACGGATGCGATCAAGGACCTGCTGATCCAGGCCGGGCTGCTGACGCAGCAGGACTTCGAGGTGGACCTGCTGGTCCGAGCGAACGCAGGCGACCTTGAAGCGGTCAAGCAGGTCATCGACGGGCTGCGAGACAAGTCCATCACGATCTCGATTGCGGCTGAGGTGTCCGGCATCACGAAGTCGAAAGAGGCACTGGAGGGCTTCGTCGGCGGTTCGATCGGCATGTTCGGTTCAGGTGGGCCGGTTCCTGGGGCGAGCGGGCAGGCGGTCCCGATCATCGCGCACGGCGGCGAGTTCGTGCTGTCTGCCGATGTGGTCGACGCGATCCGGCAGGGCGGCACCACACGCGGTCTGGACGCAACTGGCGGCGGCGCTGCCGACATGGCAGGCACCACCATCATGAACTACGGAATCATCAACCAGGGCACGTCCGACGGCATCGCCACGCTGCGGAACAGCGGCGACTCGAACAGTGTGCGGGTCAGCTGATGACGACACGAATCGACCTGGTGAACAGCGCCGACGCACCTGCCGGAACGACGCTGCGAATGAACGACGGCACCGCTGACGCCGACGGCAACCTGTGGAACGTGCAGCAGCTCACCGGCTGGGGCAGCCGTCAAGCGAACGTGCAGACCGCGAAGCGGATGGCGACCGACGGTGTCATCGTGACGAACGCCACCTACGGGCCGCGGCTGCTGACCCTGACCGGCGTCGCCGTGATCGCAGCGACCTCGGATTGGTGGGAGGCGATGGCCCGATTTGAGTCGGCGTGCGACCATGTCACAGCTGACGGGAAGGTGCGGGTGTATGAACCGGGCGGCACCAGGCACGCCGGAACCCGCCTGCAAGGCCAGCCACGCATCCAGTTCATGTCGGGCAGTCCACGGAGTCTTTCATGGTCCGTGACGTTCCTGTGTCCTGACCCTGACTTACAGGCGGGGGCGTGACCACCTACACGGTGCTGCTCGTCGACGGCGACAACTCGGGGGCGACCGTTGCGACGTTGTCGACTGGCAGCGGCGCTCAGGACGCGCAGATCGACTCGCTGACCTGGACCTTGAACGATCACGACGCTGCGAGCATCAGGGTGCCGGTCGGGCACGCCAGCATCGGCAGCATCGTCGAAATGTCAATCAACTCCGAGGTGCGAATCGAACGCGACGGGTCGACGGTGTTCTGGGGTGTCATCACCCGCAGCCAGCTCGGCACCGAGTTCCTGCACCTGACGGTGCAAGGGCTGACGTTCTACTTCGAGCGCCGACACGTCGGCGATCAGGACCGCACGAACCTTGTCACGAACGGCGATTTCGAGACTGTGAGCGGGTCGCCGTCGGTGCCGACCGGGTGGTCTGAAGCGGACCCCGGCAGCGACATCGTGCTCGTTTCGTCGACCCAGTATCACAAGACAGGCAGCCGGTCGGCGCGCATCCTGTCGCGCGACAGAGCGGTCGATCTGCGTGCGAACAGCGATCCGATCGCTTCCCCGACATCACCGGACGACTACCACGGCATTGACGCGCAGGTCATCCAGAACGTCGGCCCGCTGTTCGTTGGGGAGAACTTTTTCCATGTCGTCGTCTGCAAAGCCTGGTTCTTCATTCGCGACGACGGCACCTACGCTTTTCAGGGCAAGCCGTTCGACGGGCGGGGTTTCTACGTCCAGACCCTGTCGAGCGGCACCTGGACCGGGCGGCACTGGTTCTACCGCATCGACGAACAGACCGAACGGAACGTGTGGATCAGAGCCGAGTTTGAGGTGCTGGTGTACGGCGGCGAAACCGTACAGATTCGACTGTACGCACCGGGTGGGACAGCGGGAACGAACAGCGCGATCTACTGGGACTCGGTCGGCATGTTTCTGGAGGAGTCGCTGTCGTTCTACGGGTCCGGTGGCACCGGCACCGACGTCGTCAACATCGTCGAAGGACTGATCGAGCACGCCCAGGGTTTGACCGTCCTCGGGCAGCCCGGTCCGTCGAACAAAGACGACCTCAACATTCGAGGCGACCCGGCGAACAGCACCGTCGGCACCACATTCACGGTTGCCTACCAGCACGCCGACCACGCCAACATCTGGGAGGCGGTGAAGGCGTACACGGACGTCGAGAACGGCGTCGACATTCGCGTCACCTGGAACGGGACGAACACCGCCCGCTATGTGCGGGTCGGGCGACCCATCGGGTCAGCGAAAGCGACGTACAACCTTCAGATCAGCGGCGCGTCGAGCAACGTCATCGACATTGCGAACTATCTGCGGGACGGGCAACCGGTCGCAAACAGCATCGTGGTGCTCGGCGACGGCTCAGGACCGGACCGTGAGGAAGCGGCAGCGATCGACACGACCGGCCTCGGAGTTGCTTGGGAAGCGGTCCTGCGGGCACCGCCGTCGTGGGACATCGACCAGCTCGACGAGTTCGCAGCCGGTGAGCTGGAGTCCCGCAAGAACATCGTCGAAACCTTCACTGTCAGGTTGACCGACGACGACTTCGCCGCGCCGATCGCCGGGAACTTGCTGGTCGGGGACACGGTGCAGGTGTCCGGCCAGTGGGGCAACATCAACTGGACGAACAAGGTAATGCGGCTCATCAGGCTGACGTTGCAACCATCGACCGGCGTTTACACCGCCGAGTTCAATCCGTCGTAGACAGGGGCAGCAGTGGCGTCCGTCAACCAGGTGCCGAAACCGAACAACATCATCAGCGACATCGAGAACCGGCTGCGGGCGTTGGAAACCAACCTCGCTCGGAACCTGATCATCGGGGCGGCGGGTGTGCATGTGCCCGGCAAGCTGACGGTCGGCGACGGCCCGCAAGACGGGTCGGGCGGCACCGGTCTGCCGATCATAACCGGGGAGCCGTCCCCGCCGACCGGACTCACACTGACCACAGGCGCTGACGCTACGAACGTGTGGGTCAACGCGGCGTGGACGTTCCCTGACGGGTCCGCTGCGCCGGTCGCAATGTTCGAGGTGAGGTGGAAACGGGCGTCAGACACCGAGTACCAGTTCGCCACCACGACCGACTCCTCGAACTACCGCATCAACGGCCTGGACTCTGCCACGTCGTACAACGTCGGGGTGCGGTCCATTTCGACAATGAACGAGGTGTCTACCTGGGTGGTCGGCACCATCACGTCGGGCACCGATTCGACCGCACCAGCGAAAGTCACCGGCCTGGTTGTTGCTGTCGGCCCGACGTCGCAGATGGGCACTTGGAACGACAACACCGAGGCTGATCTCGACCACTACCGGGTCCAGGTCGACAACAACTCGAACTTCAGTTCACCGGTCGTCGACAAGATCACCTATGCGACGGTGACCACAGTCGACGGGCTAGCTAACAACACAAGGTTCTACTGGCGCGTAGCGGCGGTCGACCGGGCAGGCAACCAGGGTCCGTGGTCTAACAGCGCGAACAACTCGACGATCCTGATCCCGTCGGCGTACATCTCCAGTTTGACTGCCGACAAGATCACGGCAGGCACGATCGGGGTGCAGGTCATCAAACTGTCGAACAGTGCCGGTTCGCGAATTGAGTCGTTCGACGGGACGTCGATGGTGATCCGTGGCGACGGGTCGGCCAACTTCGGGAACGTCACCATCACAGGCGGCACCCTGACCGTCGGCAGCGGCTCGACAATCTTCAAGGTCGACAGCGCAGGGAACCACTGGTCTGGCAACGCTGCGTTCGGGTCGGCGCCGTTCCAAGTATCGAACGCTGGTGCGCTGACCGCCACGAACGCCAACATCACCGGCACGTTTCAGACCGGCACCGCAAGCGACTACATCGTGGCAACCGCAGGCAGCAACGTCCTCAACTTCTACGACGACAACGATCGCGTCGGCACGATCAAATACGACTCCGCGACGTATTTCAACTTCGAGATCTTCGGTTCAGACGGAACGAATAACACGATCGACGGGTTGCTCGCACTTGGCAACGGGTATGCAGTGCTGACACCTGGATACAATCACCAGTTGAATCTCGGATCGCTTGACGGCGGGCCTACTAACCGTGCAGCTAACGTGGTTATTACCGCTGGGACCGCAACGTACATCGGCCAAAGTGGCGGCGATATTGCGAAGTTTGATCGTCCGTCGAGTATCGGACGACTGAAGATGCTGTCGGGCGCAACAAACGACGGCGGGCAGGTCGTGCTGGATCACCCGACCGCCGGGACCGTCGAAGCGCAGTTCTCAAACACTCACAGCACGTCTTTCGGCGAGTACATCCAGCTTGCAGGCGACTACGCCAACGGAGTCCTGCTACGTGTCAAACTGACGGGCGGCACTAGCACCGGACCTGCTTTGTATAACAACTCGGTCGGGGCGACACGGAAGCAGTTGTACGTCGACAACAACGGGTTCATCGGGGTGGCGTAGCCTGTGAGCATGAACCTCGACGGAGAACGGTTAGCGGAAGAAGTAGCGCGCGCGCTTGGAGCGCAGATCGCTGCGCTGACGATTGAGAACGCGCGCCTAGCCGCTGCGCTGAATCAGCTCACCGAGCGAGAAGGTGCCGAAGCCGGTGACGGCAGCGATCAGGCAAAGGCACCGCCTACTCTGAAAGTGTGACGGTCAACCTGTTGAAGGCGCTGGGCCTTGTCGTTGCCCTGGTGTGCGTCACCGTGCTGCTCTCTACAGGCGGCATTGACGAGACACCAGGGGTCGGCCTCCTCGCATGGATCGTCGGCTATTTGACGGGAAACGGCGTAGCCGTCCTGCGCGACCTGCCATCGACGCCGGTCGTGTGGCGACGGCACGAAGGAGAACCAGACGATGAACCTGCGTGAGATCCTGACCCGGCTCGGTGCGGTGTTCGCTGCGACCGCTGTCCCGAACCTCGGCGTCGGCGCAACCCTCGACGTGGCAGCGTGGAAGTCTGCAACGATGGCGGGCGTGGTCGCTGTGCTGGCGGTGCTGCAACGCCTCGCTGCGGCGTATCGGGACGGGAAATTGACTGCCGCCGAAGTCGACGACGCGTTCGATGGAACTGCCTGACCTTTCCGAGTTCTACGCAGCTCAGCGTGGACCGGGGGCGCAGTGCCCGCCAGGGATGCTGTCGTTCGTGGTGGACGGGCAGTCGCCGTGGCCGGTCCGCAACCTTGAGGTGCTCTGACCGTCGCATCTCATGCCATAGGTGCTATAGTGCCCGCATGGCTATGACTGAATACGAAGAAACACGACCTGACCCTGTCGTTGCTGAGGTGGTGCCGCTCGGCACCATGCCCGGCGACGCCGAATGGCGCGGCCTGTGCCAGATGGCGCGTGTCATGTCCGCGTCGGCGCTCGTTCCGGCGTCGCTGCGACGCAAACCCGAGGACGTGCTGCTGGTCCTGATGACCGGTCGCGCGCTCGGGATCGACCCGATGACCGCACTCAATCAGTGCTACGTCGTCGACGGCAAGGTCACGATCGCACCGAAGCTGCGGCTGGCGTTGCTGCACAACAGCGGGCGAGGAACGATCCGACCGGTCGAAGTGACCGCCGAACGCTGCACCGGGCGTGTCCTCGACGCCACCGGACGGCTGCTGGAGGAACGCACCTACACGATGGGCGACGTGCCGCAGTCCCTGTCGAAACGGCAGAACTGGCAGCAGTACCCCGCCCGCATGTTGTGGTGGCGGCTCGCCGGGTACCTCCTCGACGACCACTTCCCCGAGGTCGGCCTCGGCATCTACTCACCCGATGAGCTGGGTGCTGTGACCGACGAGGACGGCGTCCCGATCGACACCGACACTGTTGCCCTGCCGCCGGGGTACGGAGCCGAAGCACCCGCACCGGTTGTGGTTGACCAGCTCGCCGAGCAGCGACGCGAACTGACTGCCGCTGTCGCCCAGTTGGGCGAGGACGCCACCGCCGAGCTGCGGTCGCTGTGGACGTCGCATGGCCTTCCGAAGATCGGCGGCCTGACCGACGAGCAGATGGTCGACGCATGGACGCTCGTCGACATCGCCCAAGACATGGTTGAGCCTGAGTACGCCGACGGCGAAGAGCCGTTCTGATGGATTACCGTCACGCCATCGCCCGTGCCGCAGTGCTCGTCAACGGGCAACGAGGCACACTGACTTTCGTCAACAAAGCCTGCACCCGCGCACGGGTGCGAATCGAATACGAAAACGGCAGCACGCACCACTGGGAAGGTCGTCTGTCCGAAGTTCGACTACAGAAAGAGCAGCTCATGCTGATTGACAAGAACCAAGTCGCCCGAATGATGGGCGTCGAGCCGCGCACCGTGAACCAGTGGTGGCACATTGCTAAGACATCCGGGCCTGGCCGGAAGTCGGAGCCGATGCCCGCACCGCAGGGACGGGCCAAGAACCGTCTGTGGTGGGACGCCGACGAGGTGCTGGCATGGGCGCACGCAACCGGACGGAAGGTGCGGGTGTGGCCTCCTGTCTGACCTGTGGGCGTCACCGGCCACGCGACGATCTGAGGAAACAGGCGCTGCCTGCCGGGCTGGTGTGCTCCGACTGCCGTCAGCAGCGGGCCAGGGACCGCTCAGCGGTGGCAGACAGGGGTGCGAAGCTGTGATCGAACTGTGCGGGAAGTGCGGCAACGAGTGGGACGAGCTGCACGAGCAGCGTGGCTGCGTTGCGTCGAAACCGCAGGCACCACCACCGTCGGACCCTGGGCCTGCCACCGAACGCGACGACGCGCTGCGCCGGATCGCTGACCTGCGGGCCGTGCTCGCCTCGACCGCATGAGCGCACGCGCTCTGACCTGGGCGTGGGAGCAGCAGACAAAGTCGTCGGGTGAGCGGCTGGTGCTGCTGGTCCTCGCTGATCGGGCCGACGACGACGGCTACTGCTGGCCGTCAGCAAGATGGATCGCAGCGAAAGCGCTTCTCGATGAGGGCACGGTGCGACGGCACCTGACAGCGATGTGCGGCCGTGGGCTGCTGACCCGTGAACGCAGACGGCGACCTGACGGCAGCCTCTCGACGTACGACTACTGGCTGTCGATCCCTGAGCGGTTCTCGTCTGTCGGACCACCCGACCAGCGCGCATCCACGCCCGGTAGACCAGCGCGCACCGGTGCCCGCGCTGAACCTTCCATTTCTTATATAGAAAAAAGCACTAGCGCGCATCCACGCCCGCTGGTCCCGTTGATCGGTTCCGACGCCGCCGTGTACTGCGACACCTGTGGGGTGCGAGGCGGCAGGCACCGATACGACTGCCCACTGAAAGACCACGCACCGTGACTGTTGTCGGGGTCGACCCAGGCGGCGCAGCGACCGGCATCGCTGTCATCAGCAACCGCAACCGGTACCTGTCCCACGCGCTGATCCTGCGGAACGGCTGGCCCACCTGGGGGCACTACGTGCGGGCTGTGGTCGCTGAGATCGAACCGCACCTCGACGCAGGCGCGACCGTCGGGGTCGAGGACGTCACACCACCAACACCGCACATGGGACTGATATCGGTGCGTGGCTTGCTCGACACGGCACGCATGGTGGGTGCGTTGCACTACCGGCTCGGGCCGGGCACCGTGCTGGTGCCGCCGGGCGGGCACGGATCGCTGCCAGCTGAGGCGTATCCGTCTCAGCTGATTGGGCCGAGGGAGGGCAAGGCGCTGTCGGGCAGGCTGCGGCACTGCCGGTCGGCGTGGGACGTGGCGTGCGCCACTAGGAAATTTTCCCCCTAAAACTTGACGCGTGCTGTAGCACGCTATATATTGTGTGCATGGCAACGAACACCAACACCACCACCGAAGAACTCGCCACTGAGACTCTCATCCGACCGGAGTGCTACGTCATCCGCGACCGTCGCTCCGGTCGCTACTTTGTCGAGCACGACTGGGATGCCGGTCGACCGGTCGGCTCGTCGTTGATCGACGACGCGATGGAGTTCGAGACCGTCGAGCTGGCGAAAGCGTTCGCCGAAGGTCATCGGATTATCGACCGAGTCGACGCCGTCGTCGTTCGCCGCCAGGCCCGCTACCGGACGGATTTGACGGACGCCGGTCGCGAGCGAGTCCGCGCACGTCGCGCCGAGCGCAAGCGGAACCGATGAGCACCACGAACCAACCAACAGGGAGACCAACCATGAACACCATCGGTAGCTCGTCGGCGTCGTGGTCGAGATTGTCCTCGACCGACCTCGACAAGCTGCTCGCAGAGGTCGATGCACCGGCGAGCGTCCGAGCTGTCTGCCACGTTGTCCTTCGCGTGATGGGAGCGCATGAGGAGTCCCCGATCAGTCGGGCGCAGCTCGCCCGCCTGACCGGCTACTCAGAGCGCACGATCACCCGAGCGACGAACTGGCTCGACCGGCACGGCCTCCTCGATGTCGAGCGCACCCGCCACCAGGACGACGACGGCACATGGCGAAACGATTTGAACCGGTACCGGCCCGGCCTCGCGGTCCGTGCTCTGGCACCTCCAAGGAAGCACCGCAGGAAATAGCAAACACCAACCGACCTGAGGAGGGTCACCATGAACACCATCAACGTCACGGTCGAAGCTGTCGTGTCAGCTGTGCAGATCACAGTCGACCTTGGCAGCGGCGTCACCGCCACCCAAGCCGACAGGCTGCAAGGCGAAATCAAGGCGGCAGTCGCTGCCGTGGTCAACAACCTGCACCGCGCCGAAGCGAACGGTGACCAGCAGCGGCCAAGCAGCTACGCCGTCACTTTACGCAAGCAGGTGTGGGACGAGCTGGCCACGAACCCGGCGACGTCGGATGACGTTGCGGATCTGACGGCAACGATACGAGCCAAAGGCCGAGGCCACCAGGCGGTCTTGGCGGGCCTGTCGCGCCGCCGCATGAATGCGCTGCGGGTCACCCTGGGCAACCTGTGGGCCACACTCTCAGGCGGTGACAGCAACGTCAGGTACGCCGTCGCACGCGACATGGAGAAGATCGACGAGGTGCTCAGATGACTGTCACGATCACCTTGGTCGAGAACCGGCCTGACGAGCACCGGCTCATATTCGACGAAACCCGGTGCGACGTCTGTCAGCAACACATCGGGTCATGCACCAGCGTCAACCTGGCAGGCGACCACCGCATCGTGTGGCACCTGCCGTGGCTTGTGTCGGACGGGCAGCACGAACGGTGGCTGTGCGAGAACTGCGTCGCACTACCCAGCCAGGGTGAACGGTTCGTGTTGCGCGACGGCACCGGCTGCAAGATCCACCACGTGGTCGAGGACCCGCACGACCTCGCTCAGACCGTCATCACGTGGGGGTCGGGGGTCAGCAGCGAGTACGGGACGTTCCTGCTGTTCATGCTCGGAGGCTGGGAGGAGGTCATGAGTCGATGACCTTGTTCGACAGCACGAGCAGCGGCTACTGCGAGCACGGCCGACAGAACGGTCAGTGCCCGTTCTGCCCACGACCTGAGGCGCGCACCAGCGACCCGGTCACGTCGCACGCCGCAGCAGCGTCCCTCGACCACCGACTGAAGGACCAGCACCACCTGATCCTGCACCACCTGATGACGCACGGTCCGCTGACCGACGACCAGCTCGCACAAGCAGCCGTCGACCAAGGCTGGACCGGACGGACTGAAACCGCCCGGCGCTGGGTGCGAACCCTGCGCGAACGGCACGGCCTGATCGTCCCAGCGCTCGACGACGACGGCCTGCAACTGGAACACGAAAACGAATCGGGCCGCATGGCCCTCGCCTGGGAGGCGAAAACATGGGGATGAGAGCACTAGTCACCGGCCACCGCGGGTGGATCGGCAGCAACCTGACGAAGCTGATGCGATCCGAAGGTCACGAGGTCGAGGGCTACGACATCGACGACGACGTCCGCGACAACCTGTCCAACGTCGAGAGGCTGACCGATCGCATGATGGAGTTCCGGCCGCACGCCGTCATCCACCTCGCCGGGTACGTCGACGCCGCCGCCGCCGAGACAGACCAGTTTGAGGCCATCCGCGTGAACGAGCACGGCACCGACAACGTCCTTGCAGCAATGACGGAGGCGCGGGTGCGTAGCATCGTGTTCGCTTCATCGGCAGCGGTGTACGGGCAGCCGGTGCGTACGCCCATCGTGGCGTCTGCTCCTGTGTGCCCGGTCGGGGTGTACGGCCGCACGAAAGCGCACGGCGAACTGGCGGTGCGCCGCTGGGTCGAAGCGACCCCAGGTGCGGGCATGATCGTGCGCCTGTTCAACGTGGTGCCGGACCGGGGCACGGTCGGGCAGCCATCCACGGCAGGGCATGTCGTGAACCGGCTGCGCCACGCCGCGCAGACAGGTGAGCCGTTCGTCATCAACGGCAGAGACTGGGGCACACCCGATGGCACACCCGTCCGAGACTTCGTGCCGATGACCGACGTGATCGACGGGCTGCATTACGCCGCTGAGTGGGCGACCCGCCAGGCGAACGGTGAGCACGAAACCGTGAACCTGGGCAGCGGGCACGGAACCAGCATCGAGCAGCTCGTCGAGGCAGCCGAACGGGTCTGCGGACCGGTCGCAGTCAAGTACGGCGAGCGCAGGCCGGGCGACGTCGCCCGGTCGGTCGCTGACATGAAGCACACCGACAAGGTGCTGCGTTGGGCTTCTGGCCCGATCGCGCTCGAAGAAATATTCGGCTAAGACTTGCAATGTGCTGTAGCACGACCTATATTGTGTGCATGGCAACGAACACCAACACCGACTGGAACACAATCATCGAAGGCGACGAGCTTGTCTCGATCCCCGAGGGCGGGAAGCTCATCTGCGAGACTGGCGCCTTCCAGGTCTGGGAGGCACCCGCCCGAGAGGTCACCGACGCCACCGGCCGCACGATCTGCCTGGTGACCACCTGGACCTTGTCCTTCTCGAACAATGGCTGGACCGTCATGGGGAGGGACGTCCGGGTCGACGCCTGATAGCAAATGCCCGACTAGGGGCTGCGGGGCGAAGGCTCCCACCGGCGTCATGGCCGACAGTCCCACGCTCACCAACACCAACCAAAGGACACACCAATGAGCATTTCAGCAGGCAACGTCACCGAACTGGTGACCCAACTCCAAGCCCAGCAGGCAACGAAGTACGACGTCGTCGCACCAGCCAGCCAGCTCCACGCCGACGGAGGCATGATCGGCGTCAGAGGCGGCAAGACCACCTTGAGCCTCGACGGTGTGACCGCTGAAACCCAGTGGCTGCAACCGAACGACACCTTCGACAGCCACATCGCCGGGCGGCTCGGCATTCCGGTGCGGTACGTCCGCACCATGCGGGACGGCCACACCGAGCTGTGGGACCAGAACGTGAACTACTGGCTCAAGGACCAGCCGCAGCGAAAGTTCTTGCTGCGCGCGTTCCGCTCCGAGTCGAGCAACGATCCAGGCATCGCCCGCGCGCTGCTGTCTGATCGGTACAGGTTCTTCGACAACCTGGACGCCACGATGGCGGTCCTCGACGGGCTGAACCGGTCAGGGCTGGCCGGTGCAACCACCATCACCGGCGCTGACATCACCGACGACAAGCTGTTCGTACGCATCGAAGCACCGTCGGTGGCGGTCAACGCCGAATGGCTGCTGGACGGCTACCGGTCGCCGTACCGGCGGGACGTCAACGGCACCGACTTGCCGATGGTGTGGGCCGGGTTCGTGATGAAGAACAGCGAGACAGGTGGCGGTGCGTTCACGATCGTTCCACGCCTGGTCGTCGAGATCTGCACCAACGGTATGCAGATGGGCGAGAACTTGTTCCGTGAGGTGCATCTCGGCTCGACGATGGATGAGGGCATGATTCGTTGGTCTGACGCGACCACGTCAGCGATGACCGAACTGGTCGCAGCCAAGACCGCCGACGTGGTGACCACGGTGCTGTCAGAGCAGTTCGTCGCTGACCGGCTGGAGGAGCTGCGGGCCAGCAGGGGCGTGACCTTGACGACACCGCAGTCGACGATTGTGACGGTCGGCAAGAACCTCGGCTTCTCCGACCGTGAGCAGGAAGACATCCTCGCAGCGTTCATCGGGTCCGGTGACCCGACTGCGTTCGGTGTGACTCAGGCGATCACCGCCGCCTGCCAGCAGTGGGCACCGGCTCGCCGCGACGACGCTGAAGCTGTCGCTGTGAAGGCTGGTGCCCTCTGCGCTGCCGCTGCCGTCTAGGCTGACGGTGGTATCCGTCGCACGGCTGCCGACCCACAGTTTGTTGCCATAAACAGGGTCGCCCGGTTCGACACCGGGGACGGAACGAAAAACGAAACGAAAGGAACACGAACGATGAGCAGCGACCAGCCGCTGTGCGGCACCTGCCGATGGTACGCCGAGATGGCCGACTACCGGATGGGTCCGGCCGGGCAGTGCCGTTTGGACCCGCCGCAGGTTGTGCCGTTGCCGACACGCTCCGACACCGCACGCCTCGGCTCGCGATGGCCGATCGTGTTCGGGGACGAGCAGTGGTGCGGGCAGCACGCCGAGGTCGAGCAGTGAGCGCCACCGTCGAGGCGCTCGGCTCGCAGGTCGTGCGTTTCGTCGAACAGGCTCTCGCGCTCGACGCGTTGGACGACACCGCAGCCGTGAACCTGCTGGTCGGGCTGCGCGCGTTGAAGCGTGACCTGTCCGTCCTCGACGATGAGCTGGTGCAGCGGATCGCGGCAGGTCACCGCAACAACGACGTCATCGCTGACGGGCGCGCCACGGTCCGCTGGTCCGCGGCGAAACAAGAGTGGGACCGGGACGCTGCCCGGCGTGCGATCCTGTCGTTGGAGCAGGAGATCGCTGTGGCGTCCGGCGACGCCGCCGTGATGCCCGACACCGGAGAAAAGGTCGCAACCTGGCAGCAAGCGGTCGATGTCGTGTCGAAGTTCTGGCTGCTCGGCAACCCGCGCACGACTCCGATGGTCGAGGCAGGCCTCGACCCGAACGAGTTCCGCTCGATGAGCAATCGCCGTCCGAGAGTGGACCTGACGTGACGGGCCGCACGAAGGTGCCGCTGCTGCCGGTAGGTGGCTGGGCCGAGCACGCAGCCTGCCGTGGAAAGCCGACCCGCTGGTGGTTCCCGAACAGGTACGACGACTCCGGCATGAAGTACCGGGCCGCACGGCAGGTCTGCAACACCTGCCCAGTGCTCGAAGAATGCCTCGACTTCGCCTTGTCGGTCCCGGTAGCTCAAGACCTGGGGATGTGGGGTGGCACGTCACGCAGCGAAAGACTCAGCCTGCGCGACCGCATCAAGCACAACGAACCGGAGCAGCCCGACCCGGAGTGGGTGATCGAACCCTCGGACGATGACTGGGAGAACCTCATCGGCAGCCTGCGCCTGATTTTGAACTACAAGCTGGGCAGGTTGGACCTGTGAAACGGTCGCCGTTACGTCGCCGAACAGGCATCAGACGTATCTCCGAAAAGCAGCAGGCACGCCGTGACGCCTGGGCTGAGCGCCGTTACGTTGTCATGAAACGCGCAAACGGGCGGTGCGAAGCGAACGCTGACGGCTGCGAACGTGTCGGGACCGACGCGCATCATGTGCGCCGCCGCAGCCAGGGCGGCAGTGACGACCCGGCGAACTTGCTCTGGTTGTGCCGCACCTGTCACGGATGGGTTCACGCGAACCCGGCCGCAGCACGCCTTCGAGGGTGGTTGACATGATCCCGCAGCGGCTGCTGCTCGTTGTTCCGGCACGCGCCGGATCGACCGGGATTCATCGGAAAGCGCATCGGCTGGTCGGCGGCACACCGCTGATTGCTCACGCTGTCGACGCTGCGCTGGTCGGAGCGCAGCACGCCGTCGCTGACCTGAAGGAGAAGCACAACATCGACTGCGACGCCCTGGTCGTGCTGACCTCAAACGACCCGCAGGTGCTCGCACGCGGTCACCTGACACGACGGCAGATACGCGAGGACCGTCACGACGTGACAGTGATCCGTGACATGCGTGACGCTGACGTCCGTTTCGAGGTGCTGCGGCGTGTGCCGTCCGCTGCGACACCTGACGCGCCTGTCACGGCGGCACTCGACGATGTGCTGGAGAAACTGCGGCTGGTCGGCGAAGAACCTTTCGACGTGTGCGGCATCCTCCAGCCGACTTCGTTGCTGGACTGGGTGACCGTCACGGACGCCTGCACGACCATGCTGTCCTCGGACATCGACTCGATGGCGACAATGCGACGGTTCCACGGGTTCATCTGGTCGCAGGGTGTCCCGATGATTCTGGATCGGGTCAACCGGCAGCTCGCCGACGAGCGGTGGATCGAAACAGGTGGCCTGCAACTGACGCGCGACTACCCACGCAAGGACGGATGGTACGGGGACGCAGCACCGCAGATCGGCGGCAACCATCACCCGATCCCTGTCGGCGGTGTCGAAGCGATCGACATCGACACACCCGCCGATCTGCTTGCGGCTCAGGTCGCAGTCGAACGGGCGCACATCTGCCTGGTCACGACAGGTGATGAACTGATCGGCAGCGGGCACCTGCACCGCACCGCAGCAATCGCAGACGAACTAGCCTTACGACACTCCGTGTGCGTCTACGCAGCGGACACACCTGACGAGTTCCGGCGGCTGCTGTCCCCCAACCTGTGCGACCCTGACACTGTTGACGAGATCACCGACGAACTGATCGACCTCGACCCTGACGCCATTGTTCTCGATGTCCTAGACGACAACCGGTGGTCGCGGCTGCTAGACCATTTCGGGCAGCGAGTCACCCGGCTGGAATGCGACGACGCTGCCTGCGGTGCCGGTGTTCATGTCGGGGCGCTGCGCTCGCCGTTGTCGTTGCAGACCCTCGCAGGGCCTGAGTGGTTCGACCTTCGCGACGAGTTTCGCGGAGTCGACAACGGTCGGCTGCTTGACGGACCGGTGCTGGTGTCGTTCGGCGGCACCGACCCAGCCGGACGTACGGTGCCGGTGGCGAACACGTTGTCGTTGCTCGGCGTGCAGGTGCGGGTCATTCCCCCACCGCTGTCCGGCCGGTACGACCAGGACGACTTGCTGCCGTCCGTTCAGGTCGCATCGAACCCGGTCATGGTGGAGGAGATGATGAACTGTTCGCTGCTGGTCACGTCACGCGGCCGCACTGCGTGGGAGGCAGCGCACCTCGGCATCCCTGCGGTTTGCATCCCAGCGAACGACCGGGAAGCGACAATGAACGAGGTACCGGCGTCAGCGGTCAGCGTCGACGACCCGACGATGCTCGGCCCGGTGGTGCTGGCGTTGCTCGCCGATGAGGACCAGCTCGGTCAGCGTGGCGACCTCGCAGCGCAGGAGGTCGACGGGTTCGGCCTCGAACGCATCACCGACCTAATCAACCGGCTGGCCATCGAACGGCTACGCCATCACCGACGCAGCCGACTGTACGGGAGCGATGACGATGAGACTTGAGAACGGGCCAGGGTCTGCGAACCGGAACCGGGTGCAAGTGATCGCTGAGGCAGGCCAGTGCCACGAGGGAGACTTCAAGCGTGCGCTGCGAATGATCGACGAAGCCGCCGACGGGCTGGCGTCAGCGATCAAGTTCCAACTGTTGCAGCCGCACACGATCGCCGCGCCGTCAGCTCCGAAGTACTGGCGGCACGGCGACGACCTCGACCAGCGAGGCGTGTTTCTCCGCAACGGACTGCTGCCGTATCGGGCGCACATTGACCTGGCCGACGCCGCCGAGCAGGTAGGCATCCAGCTGATCGGCACACCCTTCGACGTTGACGCAGTGGATGTGCTGGCCGAGATCGGCAACCCAATCAAGATCGCATCCGGCGACATCACCAACAGCCTGCTGCTCGATGCTGTCGCAGACACTGGTCTGCCGGTGATCTTGTCGACCGGCGCTGCGACCCTGCCCGAGATCCACGCTGCTCGCCGTCGCCTCACCCCATGCGCCGAGGTCATCCTGTTGGCGTGCTCGTTGCAGTACCCAACTCCACCGGAGCACGCAGCGCTTGGCCGCATCCGCACCCTGCTGTTCGAGTTCGGCGGCCGGGTCGGCTACTCCGACCACACCCTCGACACCTGGGCGGCTGGCCCAGCGGTGGCGATGGGAGCAACGGTGCTGGAGAAGCATTTCACGGTGGACGGCTGGTCGAAGCCGGTGCCGGATCACGACATGGCTCTGGTCGGTGTCGACGAGCTGCTGCTTTACAAGGCCACTGCGGAGATGGCTGCGGCTGCCGTGCAGATCGACTGGCTTGAGCCGCATCCTGGGGAGGGTCCGGCTGCTGTCGGTGCTCGCCGATCGTGGTACGCAACCGCTGACCTGCCCGCTGGAGCCGTTCTAACGGTCGACAATGTCGCACCGTTGCGACCGTTGCACCCTGATGCGTTGGACGCGGCAGAAAGCGTCCTGGGGGCTGTGGTGGGTGCTGCGGTCGCATACGGTGACCCGATCACACCGGGCATGATCCGATGAACGACAGGGCGCTGCGGTTGGCTCTCAGCCAACGCAACGATCTGCGGCTCGCGATTTTGCTGCACCGCAAGTCGTTTTGCGGGTGGCGTCGGCTGGTGGTGCGGCGTGCGGATCGGGAGCTGTGGCGGCACATCTGAAAACTTTCCCCCTAAAACTTGCAATGTGCCTTAGCACGGTATAGATTGTGTGCATGGCAATGAACACCAACCCCGGATGGAACCCACCCAAGACCACAGACATTCGGGAGGCTGACGCCTTCCTCACTGGGATCGAAAACGACCGACTGGGACTGGCAGTCCATTTGGACTTCGCACGAGAGGGCTTCTACGACCTGTACGGGCATGTCGCCGAAACCGAAGAGGACGATGCGATCGTCATCGAGTGGGCGTTCGAGCAGGCTTACTACGCGTGGCTGGAGCGCTGATCTGGCCCACGGGCTGCAAAAACCAACCGACCTGAGGAGGTCAACTAATGGAAGCAAGCATGCACGACTTGCCCGAGATCCTGAGGCTGCACAGGTTGTGGTTCGAGCGCGATCCGGCGGGTCGCCGGGCGGACCTGTCCAAGGCGGACCTGTCCAAGGCGGACCTGACCGACGCGGACCTGCCCGGGGCGAACCTGACCAGGGCGAACCTCAACGGGGCGGACCTGCTCGGGGCGAACCTGGTCGGGGCGACGCTGCACAGGGCGGACCTGTCCAAGGCGTACCTGCCCGGGGCGAACCTGTCCGAGGCAAATCTGTTCGGGGCGTACCTGACCAGGGCAGATTTGACCAGGGCGGACCTGACCGACGCGTACCTGATTAGGGCGAACCTGATTAGGGCCGACCTGTACGGGACGAACCTGACCGGCGCGGACCTGACCGACGCGGACCTGACCGGGGCCGACCTGTGGATAGCGGACTTGACTGACGCGAAGCTGACCAGGGCCGACCTGACCGGCGCGGACTTGACCGGCGCGAACCTGGCCGGGGCGAACCTGACCAGGGCCGACCTGACCGGCGCGAACCTGGGCGGGGCGAACCTGTACGGGGCCCGCCTTACCGGGGCCACAATGCCGGAAGGGTGGGAGGAGTGAACGACATGCACGACTTGCCCGAGATCCTGAGGCTGCACCAGTTGTGGCTTGATGGCGACCCGACTGGGCGTCGTGCGGACCTGGTCGGCGCGCACCTGGTCGGCGCGCACCTGGTCGACGCGAACCTGACCGGCGCGGACCTGTACGGCGCGGACCTGTCCGGGGCGAAGCTGGGCGGGGCGAACCTGTCGAGGGCGTACCTGTACGGGGCCGACCTGACCAGGGCGACCATGACCGAGGCGGACCTGTCCGGGGCGAACCTGGAGGGGGCGCACCTGA